GGTATACACAGATCACATCTCAGAAGGTGATGATACTAATTTAGGTATCTGCCGTCTAGCCGATAGAGATGCAAACATAGATGCTCAGGTGAGAAGTCTTTTTAACGCTGACCCAACCGAGGTTACTCTTATGAGAATCAAGGCGGGTCATGAAGTTGTTCCCCATGTTGACGGAGAACAGTATGGCAGAATGACATCAGTTGTTTTTCCACTGACCCCCGCAGGAACAAAAAAGTATGCTCCCTGTACCATGTACATGGACGCCGGCACATTTGATCTGCCGTGGGTTCCCTGTTATGCGTTCAACACTCAGATCAAACACGGGGTAAAGAACAACGAATATGACCGATATAATCTTCAGCTCTGGTTCAACATGCCAATCGTGGAATTTTTTGAACTTTATCAGTCAGGACAGTTGATTTCACCCGAAAATCGTGTGCCTCTCGCGTAAGTGATTGATATCCAAGGATATTTTTTTCGTTATAAATCAAGGGCTTAAAATTTTTTCAATTTTTTTTCTTTTCTCAATAAAATCAATGACTTACAGATGGCCAAAAACTTGACATCTGCCCCAATAGCTGTCATAATATATGTGTAAATTGAGTTGAGAGAGGTTTTTTGGTTATGTTTCGATTGTTTCAGTTAGACGTTCCCCGCCACCAGTTTGATGCCGTCAATGAGATGGGTTGGACAGAAGCGATGGAAAAGTTTCCCCGAGTTGAGGCTCACATGGCACTGACCATGCGTGGTTCCGAAGCCTATGTGACCGAGTATGATCCGTTTTTCAAACATGTCGCTGACATTGATGTAAATGATTGTGAACAGGCATTTTTGGTTCACAATAATCCGCATGGCAATGAGGATTACGAAGAGTTGATCACTAGATATGCTCAACAACATTCGATGTCAGTTGGTGACATTCTGGTTGGAGAATACGGTGAAGTCCTAATGGTTGATCCAATGGGTTTCACTCAGTTGATGAGTTCCTTTGTTGGTGCGGAGGCTGCCTAATGCATACTGATAATTATCCCGTTACTGTTGACCTGACCAAGTATCATTTGAAAGGTACTTTGGAAGGTATGAAAACTAACGAACGCATGGGTTTCATGACATGGGCTGATGCAGGTGCGTGTGCTGGTGAAGTTACCATGTCTGTTCGGGTTCCCTATGTTATTCTTGAGATGACCAACGAAAAGACTGGTCAGACGGAGGTTTTTTAATGACGCTAAGTAAAGCAGGACGTATTATCAATGCCGAGGCCGAGTTCCTTGGCAAGTCATGGGATTGGGTGATGAATGCCATCGCCACTAATCCAAACATGTTCCCAAATCGTGCCATTGAGGCATACAAGGTGTTGACACAATAATAATGAAGTTCTTGAAAGAAGTAACAAAGTGGACTGATTGTCCGTCTACTCCAAACCACACATATATATTTAATGACAGTGGTCAGAATGTCGGATATATCAAACAGGGAACGTCTGAGATGATCATGTTCTCTAAACCGATGAAACAGTTTAGTAAGAGCCGCAGAAAGTTTGTTGAAGTTGAAGTATAGGAAATTGTGATGCCCGAAAAATTGACAATGAAAGATGTTGCGATGATGGTGGAAAAGTTGTCACCAAATGAAGCCGCGGCAGTTTACAACGCCTTTAAACTCGTGAATGATTTACTGAATCCAGAGATGTACGGTCACGCCGTATCTGCTGAGGTGAGAGATCAGGCTCGGGTTTGTTTGGGATTACCGAAAGTAGAACAAAATGCCTACATATAGATTTTTAGATCATAACACTGGTGAGGAGTGGGAAGAGTTCATGGGAATCTCTGCCGCAGATGAGTATCTTGCGGATAATCCTCATATTGAAAGATTGGTAGCTGGTGCGCCAGGCCTCGTTGGGGGTACAGGTGACCGGACTAAACCAGATGGCGGATTCAAGGAAGTTCTGTCTAAGATTGCAGAGGCAAATCCAACCTCTGCATTAGCGAATGATTTTGGTAAGAAGGATCACAAGTCGGTATCAGTGAGAAATCTTGCACAAAAGCATCGTGCAAAAATGCAAAAGGATTAATTGCATTTTGTGTGTGAATACTATGCTATTTTTCGTGTGCAAAAAAGCACAGAAAAGTATAAATAGTTTTTGAACCTTACAGGAGGGAATTTCTATGAAATGGTTCAATATGATGAGCATCGTTTTGTTGTCGATGTTTGTAAATGTGGGGTGTGCTTCAGCCTCCGGTAGTGATTATTATGAAGCCGTGCAACGAGCCGCAGAAGCGAAAGCTCTTGCCTCCGAAGCACGTTACCAAGCCCTTGCCAAAGTGGCAAGTTCCGGTGATGGTCAGGCTGCATCCGCAGCTGTTATGGCCATTGCACTGTCCTCAGACGATCCTATTGTTCCACAATACATCGAATCCTCTGCATTGAAGTGGGCTCAAGTTTTGACTCCCACTATCGGTACTCTGGGTTTGGGTATTGTTCAAGCGAACGTTGCGAAGAACGCCGCAGACAACGCAGCAAAGGTTCAGATGGCTTCTATGCAAGCTAATACTGATATCCAGCTGGGTCAACAGGCGATGATTACCAACATGGGTGGTCAGTGGGCAGACGTTGCGTCCGCTGGCGGACAGGCAACAGTTGATGTTGCTCTCGCTGGATTTGGCGCACTCAACAACGCTGGTGATCAGACTGTTCAACTCGGTCTGGCTGGGTTGACCACTGCTGATAGTATTGCTACAACTGGTTTTACTACAGTTGATAGTGTTGCGACTACAGGGATCAATGCTATTGGTAGTGTTTCTACCACTGGTATGAACAATCTCAATGAGTTGGGTCAATATGGTATGACTACAGTAGGTGCAGTAGCAACCGTTGGCATGGACAATCTCAATGAGATGGGTCAGTTTGGTATGACCACTGTTGGTGCAATCGGAACTCACGGTATGGATACGGCTGAAACTTTGGGCATTCAAGGTATGTTGGGTATTCATGAGACCAATGAAGATTGGTTGAACTACTCTACGACAAGAGATACTAATATCTCTCAAATCCTTGCAGATTTCCAAGAGTCAATCCGACAGTTTGGAACGGACTTGTCAACACCTATCACTTGTAACGATGATGGCAACGGAGTGTTTACCTGCACTGGTGGCTAGTTACATTAAAAGTGTGATAAATAAGGGGGGTAATGCCCCCTTTTTTTATGGAGTAAAATTATGACACCAATTGAAGTACGACCCAATCCCGAAGAGGAAAGGGAAAAACTTGAGATTATATCTCAGAAAATTGAAAAAGCCTTTTTGAAAGACCAAGAAGAATTTGAAACAGATGATACAGAGGACATCATAGAGTCTTTATCAGAAGCATTGTCAATAGATTATGTTGAAAAGTGGAAGGTATACGCAAGGATGAAACTTGCACAGAGAAACTATGAAAAATCTGAGATGATGCGTAAGAGTTTGATACAAAAACTCATACATGTTCAAGGCAATTTGGATGTGACGTTGAAGGCTTTGGAAGACAAGAAGATTGCACTTGACTTTGAGATAGAAGACAAGATGAAACTGAAAGAAGAAATCAAGTCATTGAAAGCCGAAGTGAAGTCGCTGCAAAAACCTAAAACAGTTTCAAAGCGTTTGGCCCCCGAAAAAAAGTCCGCGGCCAAAAACGCCTGAGAGGTTTTTTATAAATACTACTAACACAAAATGGTTTTTAATTAATGTTTGGTTTCGCGTCATATTTAAATGAAGATGCACAAGGTAAGAATCTGCATCTGGAACACCTAGAGGACGAAATACTCAATTTCGGAATCGGTGGTGCTCGTGGCGCAATCAATTTTTTGCAAGCGTTACGAGACATGCTTGCTGGCAATTCCCGATCCTCAATCAACATGACAGTAAAGTGGGATGGCGCACCTGCCATATTTGCGGGTGTCGATCCGTCTGATGGTAAATTCTTTGTCGCGAAGAAGTCAGTATTCAACAAGACTCCATTGCTATATAAGACGAAGAAAGAAATTCAAGATGACTCAAAATTACCACAGGCTCTAAAGTATCCATTCACTGTCGCGCTGGAAGAATTTAGTAAATTAGGTATAAAAGGTGTCTTACAGGGTGACTTAATGTTCACTGCCGGTTCTCTTGAAACGGAGAAAATAGATGGACAAAATTACACTACCTTCCAACCGAACACTATTGTATATGCGGTTCCTAGATACTCTGATCTTGATAATCAAATCCGTTCTGCAAAAATTGGCATCGTGTGGCATACCACTTATACGGGTTCAAGTCTTGAAAAGATGTCTGCATCATTTGGTGCCAACATTAGCGGACTTAGAAAGAATAAAAATGTTTGGATGGATGACGCGACATATAGAGACGAATCTGGTACTGCTACTTTTACAAAGGCTGAAACCGCTCAAGTGACTTCATACCTGTCCACTGCGGGTCGAGTTTTTCAGAGGATCGGCAAATCAGAGTTAGACTCAATGTTGAGGTTACAGGAAAGTCTCGCAAACAACAGTAAGACTGCCGGTGCTACACTGAAGACCTACAATAACTCAAAGGTGAGAGTAGGAGAAAAGATTACCAATCCTCGCAGTCACGCGGCCGGATATGAAAAGTGGGTGTCAGATAAATTTGATGCTGCAATAGGTAAATTAAAATCAGAGAAGGCAATCAAAGAAACCGAGAAAAGAAAGAATGAAACTCTCAGGGAAATTAAAAGATACCGCAATCTGTTGATCAACGTAATTACCTTTCAGAACGCACTGGTAGATGCGAAGATGATTATTGTGAGAAAACTAAATTCCATCAAACAGTTGATGGATACTTTTGTTCGTACCAAACAGGGATTCAAGGTTGTCAATCCAGAAGGATACGTTGCTATTGATAGGGTTGGTGGAAACGCAGTCAAACTAGTAGACAGGATGGAGTTCAGTTACAACAACTTCACCGCAATCAAGGCATGGGACAGATGAGTAAAGAAAAACATATGGTATTCGCTTTTGGTAGGATGAATCCACCCACTGCTGGTCACAGTAAATTAGTGGACAAGGTTCATTCTGAAGCAAAGAAGAGGGGCGCAGATCACAGAGTCATCGTGAGTCATTCTCAGGATAAACACAAGA